TCTGATTTCAGGTAAAGCATCAACGTGATGTTTTTGTACTGAATAACCAACACCTGTTCCACCTAAAAGTAAGAACATGATTTCAGAGAATACTCTCCAATCATCAATCGGTGCGAAGGCACAGTTGTAAATTCTGTTTGGTGAAATCTCAATAGGCTTTCCAGCAAATTGCATTGACCTCATTGATGGAAGAACTTGTTTTCTGTAAACATACATGTAGTTCTCTCTAATTTCTTTTTCCAATTGTGGATATTGCTTAATATGCATCTCCATGTTTCTTGTGACCAATTCCTGCCACGTTTCTCTTCTCTTTAACTCAGGGATATACTTTGCGTATTTCATATACACGGTAATATCTGATAAAATCCTGTTTGAAATGTCCATTTTGTAAATTTTTAGGTGTAGATATTTTATTAAAAAATCAACGATTTTTATGATAAATATGTGGTCGAACACCAATCGGCCAGCAAATTTAATAAAAAAAAATAAGTTTTTTGTGAAAAAAGTGTATATTTAATTAAGTAGATTTTTGCTGAGATTCTCTCTCTTTTCTTTTCTCAAGAAGTTCCTTAACTCTATCCCTTTTTCTTTCCTCTTGTTGTCCCTCAAATCCTAAGAAGGTAACTGACGATTCAGTATCTATTTCAAGAAGTTCATTGTTAAACTTGCAATTTTCAAAGACAACTCCGTCTTTACCAAGACGTGACTTTGTAATGGCTATCGTTGCTAAGTTCATTTCCTTTTGTTGTAATGACTTAGCCACAGTGATGATTACGTGACCCACCTGAGCCTTTTTGATGGAACCACCCATTTGGTCTGTAGTCACAACCTCAGATGAGATTGAACTTCTATTACCTTGAGTTGCTGTCCATCCAGCAAGATTCAACTCGTGACACATACCTTCAAATCCTCTCATTACAGAACCTTCAGCTTTCCACTCATCCTTAGCACTTGATTCAGGGAGAACACAATCAATATAATCCAATAGAATCATATCAATCTTTGTACCATCAGCAATAATCTTTCTAACTTGATTCTTGATTTGATTCATGGTCATACTATCAGAAGCTAACTTCTTCAAGATTAACTCATTCTTCATAGTCTCTTTAATCTCAGTTATCTTACTCATAACAACATCTTTGTGGAGAACCAAATTATCTGGTTCAATCCCTGTCCACATTGTAAAATGTTTTCTTTGGATAATCTTTGGGTTGTCCTCAAAAAATATTTGAAGAACGTTATAACCCATGTTAAATGCTGTGTTGGCAATCTTACATAAGACTGTGGTTTTACCAACCCCCGTAGGAGCTAATATAACCCCAATCTCACCCTTCGCAAGTCCACCCTTAAGTAGTTTGTCGATTCCTGTAATACCCATTGGAATGGGGTGTCTGTAGTCTTCGTCGAGGACTGTGTCCAAGTTATCGAATACATCTGTCTGACCTTTCTCAACCTCACCCACTTGTAGAGCTTCTCTAATAAGTCCTTCCACCTTATCGTAAGATTCAAAGTCACCTTCAGTAATAATCTTTTGTGATTTGTCCATCGCCTTCTGTAACTCTTGTTGTTTACAGAATTTCAACGCCTTCTCTTGAACAAAAGATGTTCCTTCAAACGGAGCATCTTTAACTTGTTTAAGTGTGTCCAAAACAATCTTGGCAACAAGTTCTTGAGGAATCTCAGATTTTACAATCTGTTCTAAGGTATCAAAAGTAGGTGTTGACTCGTACTTTACATGATACTCTTTAATCATCTGTATGATGATTTTAAAGTACTTGTTGTCGAAGTATGAACTCTCAATAACATCCATAATTGAATGTGAAAAATCCTTGTCGACAACTATTTGGTTGAGTAACTGCACCTGAAATGTGTTCCCTAAATAATCAAAATTCTTGTTCATAGTTGTTTTAAAATATCCCCTCTTTTATTAAATACTTACTTACTTGTTTCGAAATCCAAATATTGGTAAGATAATTTGTTGTTTGAAAAAATGTCAGTTAAATCTCTTAACACATCTTTCAAAAATGGTCGTACGTCAACCGTATAACGAACTTTTGGCGGAAACAATTTTCCATCAAATTGTCTATGACAAATTGTCTGTTCTCCAACTCTCACAAAAAGGTTAAATATTTCAGGACCATCTGTGAACGATGTATCCATAATTTTTGGGTCATGACTGATTGCATCTCTGTTGTCCATCATGTAAACAACTGTTTTCATCTTAAGATAATACTGTAACTCTTCTTTCAGAGCTTTGATGTACTCATACAAGTCCACCGAGTTCTTCGCCTTAGGGTTAAAACCTCTAACGTTGAAGAATCTTTGTACAACAATGTTGTCATTCAAAGTCAAAAGGAATTCCATTTTGGTGCTGTCCATTTCTTTCATAGCGTTTTAATTTTTGTTTGTGTTTCGTTTTTCTTTTCTTATTAATTTTGTGAATGGTGTGAGAAAATTAACCCAAGCCTCATCATCTTTAGGGAGGTACTTGAATAACCCATCTTCCATCATCATTCTCATTAGGTTTTTATATCCCCTGTCGGTGGGGTCAATTGAATCTCTGTAAATTTGTTCTACTAAAGTCTTTCCATCATCTGTAATTAACGGGTTTGTAAGGTCTACAATTTGTTTGTTTGTGTTATAAAACTCTTCTCCAAGTATAGTTGATTTTGTCTTCCCAGTCAAAATATTTGATAAAGTTTTAATGGGTTTCTTTTGCGGGATATTTCGTGCAATATCGAGTAATTCTTCGATAGTGCAGGGTTTTTCCTGCACTTGGGGAAAGTATTTTACTAAAGTTTTTTCACCAAGACCTTCAATTCCATCTATGTTGTCTGATTTGTCACCTGTAAAGATTTTACAGAGTAATACGTTGTAGTGAGGTATCTCTACCTTGTTGATAACAATATTATCACCAAACCTATAATACTGTTTTAGTATAGGTGAGAATATAGTTACTCTTTCATTAATTAATTGGGTTAAATCTTTGTCAGCTGAGAATATAGTAATCTCTTCGTTTGTCGCAATCTTACAATAATAAGCAATTAGGTCATCAGCTTCATTATCATTCATTTCGACTTGTCTCACAAAAACTTCTTCAAGGTAATCCTTAACTCGAGATTTTTGTTGTAGATATGAGATGTACTTATCATCATTCATATCTTGTCTTCTGTTTGCTTTATACTGAGGATAAATTTGTTTTCTAATAGATGAGTTTGAACTTCCGTCCCAAAAAACAACTACCTTGTCTAATTGTCCTTCGTCCAAAAATCTGCGAATAACATTAATAAAATGATATACGCCGCCAATGTGAGACCCATCATTATAAAGTTCTTTAACACCGTGAAAGCCGATTTTAAAAAGGTTATCACCATCTACCAATAAAGTTTTAGACACATAGTTTATTTAAATCTTAACAAATATATTACTCGCTGATATCGTCTGTTGTTTCTTCTAAAGTCAATTCGCCAGTTCCTGATAAGATACCATTCCAATATTGAGAATACTCTTTCTTATAAGCTTCTAATGCTTCCTTAGTATCTTCAATATATCCTTGTGGTACCGCAATCAATTTACCGTCGTTGTATCCTAAACCGTTTACGTGGTTCTTTAAAATTGAAATCTTAGTTCTGATAGCATATCTTACAGTTCTTCCTCCTTTGGTTGCTGTAATGTGGTTAATACCAGCACTTGCTTGGTTACCGAAAAGGAATACTAATGATGATGCTAACCATAGAGCCTCACCACCTTTTGCCTTGATTGTTGGTTGTCCGAATGGATTATCAGGAAGTGCAACCCAAGGTTGATTTACAACCACCAAAGTATTGTAGTAAGCATAATCTTCTTTCTTTGATTTAGAAATTCTTGAGTGAACTCCCATACCAATCTTGTCAGCAAGTGTTGCCGCATTATGTTGTTTACCACCCTTACCATCGAAAGTCATCTTACAAGGAATTGAACCTACTGAATCCCAAAGGAATAAAATAGATTGTTGTATTTCACCTTTCTCTTGAGCATCTAACACTTCATTAATAAACTCAGTTACTTGTTCAATATAATCAAAACTATCATTAAAGATAAAGTCACCATCCCACTCACCGTCAGAGTTCTTCTTGGCATCCAAACCTAATTCAACAGCATGTTCCCAACTCCATTTCTTTTCAGTAATGATAAAGACAGGTAAGTGTCCTTTCTTTTGAGCATCAG